TTCAACATCAACAATTTGATCACCTAGTCTTAAACGAATATATTCAATAATTTCGTTTTTCTTAGTAATTTCTGTAGGTAGTCCACTATCATCAAATGCTATAGGACCTGGGCCAGTACCCGTAGGTTGGTCATATAGGCTGTCTGTTGTTACAGATAGTGTTGCTGATAGATTTGGTTTAATTGTAGCCATTAGTTAAATACCTTTGTTTCTAGTATTTATGCTAATTGAACTATAAAACTTTTAATAATATAGTGTCTGTATTAATACGGCCGTTAAGTTTAGTGTCTGTGGTTTTAATATTTTCAATAAACTTACGTAGTTGTATTTTGTTTGACCCTAAAAAGTCTTTGATCTGTTGTTCAGGTTTACGTAGAGTTTTTTGTATACTCAATGTTTCGTCAAAGTCAATTATTGATGTACCTTTAACTCCTAAAAAGCTAGAATGTGCATCAGCCACATATCGTCCCAGTTTACGATTTTTAGTATTGTATACCCATACCTGTTGAGCACCTAAGATGTCTACAGGATGCACACTTACCAGTTTCATTTTTGTGTCTTCTTTAAGATATTTCATTTTAGCAACTTGTTTTTCTTTTGTTGGTGCTTTACGTACTCTTGCCTTTTTAGTTGCTTTCTTGACTTGTTCGTAACTGTCTAAATCAGCAAATAATTTGCTATAAAACGCTTCAAATCGTTTATAATCCGCCGCTTTGTAGTGGCTATATGCTTCTTTTAGTTGCTCATCTTGTCCTGCTTTGGCTTCCATTAGTTCTTGCCTATGCGGTTCAAAGAATGCTCTAATTTTTTTAATTAGTGCTTGAGGACAATTCTCTGTTTTAAGATAATCAAATGCTTTAGGGTCATTGACTGTGTCGCCATCTATTAAACGATCTTCAAACAATTCAAAATGTAAAATATGTTTGTTGGCAATTTCATTCATGCGATCTTGAATAGTTGGTTGCTGTGTTTTTTCTTTTTTATCTTTTTTAATTTCTTCAAATACATCTTCAGATGCTAGTAACAATTCTTCTAATTTTCTATTAATAAAATCTAAAGGATTTTTTGCTTCACCAGATGTACCAGGTAAACTTTCCCAATATTCTTTATATGCTTTATGCTCTGCTGGCATGCCTAAACTTAACATTCTACAGATAGCACCTAAGGTTAATGAAAATTGACTATCTGAATTTTTACTAATTAGTTTACTATGCTTTTTCCATTGATCACTGTGATTTACCCAGGCAATAACCCATTTTTTACTGTCAGCACTCTTAGATTCCATTCTATAATAATTTAACGCAGAATGCTTATAGGCATTAAAATACTCGCCAGACCAAGAGTCTGCTTCTTCCCATTTAGGTTCGTACTGTTTACCAGTTCTGTCTGTGACGATTTTTACTCCGCCTTTTTTCTTGGATACTTTAATTGCCATTTTATTTCCTAATAATTCAATAGTCATTTAACATATTATAGTTGACGTATACAATACTGTCAACCATTTAATAATGTACCAAATGTAATCATTTGTTCATAATTAACTATTTCTTCGTTGATTCTAGTTACTATTTCTTTATGTTTCTTTGTCTGTTGTTGTTTACGTCTGCATTCTACTTCTTCAATACTTAGTTCAGTTACCATTGTTTCAAGATTTTTCACAATCTTTTTCATATCTTTCTGATGTTCTCCAGTACCTTCTGCTAACTTAATAAGTTTGGGATATACTGTTTGCCAGTCTAAACTAGTTTCTATTTGCATAATACTAATTATAACATTCAATTACCTAGAGTGTCAATAACGATAAATACTATGATAATATAACGGATAACACTAATGCCACGATTAAGCCTTTGGCGCCCAAATCACGGAAATGACTACAAATTTTTTGACCGTAGAATGTCAGAAATGTTTACCATTGGCGGTACAGACATTAATGTTCACAAATATCTTGGTCCTATTGATCAAGGCACATCAACAGATGCTACACAACCTAAGTATCTAAACCAAAGTGAAAAGAACATTCAAGACTTATTGTTCTTGGAAAATAGAGATCGCAAGTATGATGACAGTGTTTATCAAATGCGTGGTATATATCGTATCAATGACAACGATTTTGATCTAACACAGTTTGGTTTATTCTTAACCAGTGATACTCTGTTTATTGTTTTACACATGAATGACATGGTAGAAACATTGGGTCGTAAAGTTATGGTAGGTGATGTTATTGAGTTACCACATCTTAAAGACTTTTATCCGTTAGATCCTGATGATATTGTACCAGCCGCACTTAAACGTTACTATGTAGTTCAAGATGCTACCAGAGCCGCAGAAGGATTTGCTCCAACTTGGTATGGGCACTTATGGCGTATTAAAGTACAACCATTGGTTGACTCACAAGAATACAAAGATATACTTGATAACATCAAAGCAGGCGAAAACACTAACAGTACACTAGGTGAACTGCTTAGTACATTTGACAAATATCAAGATATTAACGAAAAAGTCATTGAACAAGCAGAAAATGATGTTCCTGAATCAGGCTATGACACTACCAGTATTTGGGTACAACCTGAATTAGACACAGGGTATCCTGGACACATTAATAATGTAGATGCCAGTGACTCAGATGGATCTCCAGATGCTAGTGATAGTGACGGAAACCCAGATGCTAGTGATACAATTACTTCACCAAGTCTTAAAGTATCAGGATACTTGACAGGTGATGCTCTTCCTCCAAATGGTTTTGCTGTACAAACAGGATTGAGTTTCCCAAGTTCACCACAACCAGGAGCATATTTCTTAAGATTAGATTACCTACCAAACAGACTATTTAGATTTGATGGTAAACGCTGGACAAAAGTTGAGGATGATGTGAGAACTTCATTGACACCAGGTAGTACTAACGAAACACAACGCAGTAGTTTTGTTAACAATACAGAAAAATACATGTCAGGACGTATTGGTTATGATGCTATTAGAGCCGCACAACCATATGTTGTTCCAGGCAATACTATAACAACATCATTTAGTATGAGTAGTAAGTTAATTGAAACTTCAATTGCTTATGTTAGTACAAATGGTGTAAGAACACAGTTAAACGGCTTTAAAGTTGACAATACTATGAGTAACAGCAGTGGTAATACTGCGATTACTATCACAAGTAATGTAAGTATTGTCAGTGGTGATGTAGTAGAATATGCAATATTTGAAAATACAGATCCAGAACGTGTAGGATTAAGTCAAGCATTGAAACCAACGGCAGATTAATATGGCACAACAGTTTTTCTATGATGGACAGATAAGACGATTTATTGTACAGTTTATTCGTATGATAAGTAACTTTCAAGTTGAGTTTGGTAAAGACCGTACAGGTAATACTACTCTACAACAGGTTCCTGTATTCTACGGTGACAGTAGTCGTATGGTTGCTAACATTCTACGTAATAATAGTGAAAGTGCTATGCAAAGTGTACCTGCAATGGCTGTCTATGTCAGTGCTTTAAACTATGATAGAGAGCGTGTGCAAGAACCTAACTTTATAGGTAAAATGCACATCAGACAAAAATACTACAACGAAGATACAGAAAGTTATGAAAATAGACAGGGCGATGCGTTTACTGTTGAACGTCATATGCCTGTTCCATATAAACTAGAACTTAAAGTAGACATATGGACATCAAACACAGAACAAAAATTACAGTTAATTGAACAAATAGGTACTCTGTTTAATCCTGCATTGGAAATACAATCAACAGACAACTATATTGATTGGTCCAGTTTAAGTGCGGTATTCTTAACTGGAGTTAACTGGTCATCACGTTCAGTGCCAATTGGTACAGAAAACCCAATTGACGTTGCTACTCTAACATTTGATTTACCAATTTGGATATCATCTCCAGCAAAAGT